TGATGGCCCATATGACCAGCGTCACGCTCGCCAATACCATCAGCCTTACCCATGCCAACACCACCCATGATGGGTCTTTTTCTTTCACCAGATGTGTCTGAAGATAAAGCACCCTTTGGCACTCTCTCACTAGTCATACCTGTTTTAAACACTTCTTTGTCTTCTTTAGGCACTTTTACTTTTTTGTCACCTGTCATATCAGAAGACATTACACCTTTAGGCATCTTTTCCATTTTTGGATAACCCATGATAAATCCTTTGTTTCTTTGCAAAAAACACTACTTTTTGTAGCCATTACACTATATCACAATTTAGATTTGTCAACTACTTTTTTAAGCAGCCCTCATCACATACTGAGGCTTACCAGCTTTACCATCCCTTTTTTCGTCAGTTGTATAGATTAACTTCTTGCGTTTTAAGGCAGCATATCGAGCTGTAACTGACCCATAAGGCAGGTTATGGAGTTGGGCAAGCACTTGGTCAGATATACATCCTTCTGGATGGCTTCTAATGACCTCATAAACGATTCTTTCAAGGGTTTGGGTATCTACCTTCTCTGCTGCCTCTTTAGACGTTTGTGGGGCTTCTTTTCTTGCCAAGAACTTGGGCAAAGTGCCAAAACTAGGTAAGTTCATCATGTTAAATAAATCGCTCATATGTTTTTCTCCTCTGTTTTAATTGGTTCAATCTTTGTTTCGTACCAATTCGTTTCATGCCCTCGTTTAGCCCATCCATATCTTGTCATCAATACAGGTTCCCAATATGCAGGATGATTGATGATCTTTGATTCTTGAACTTGGTAATGGCTTTCTAGATCATTAAACATTATTTTTATCCTTTAATTGTTGCATTGCCCACTCAACACCTTCACGCCACGCTCTAGCTTTCTCCAAAACATAAAAAGATCGCAGTAAACCTTCGTTTATTTCTTCTTTAGTCAGCCCTACCCATTCACGTTTTGGCAATTTATATTTACGAGATTCGTAAACCATCTTGTGGGAATCTGTTGGATGTGGTTTAAGTGGCATTGTTTTTGTCCTTTAGTTTAGTTTCTGCCATTCGATACAAATCAAGCCAGCTTTTTCCAGTCATCGTTGTAAAACGTCCAAAAAGCTCAAAGACTTCAGCATCTGTCAGACACACCCATGTGCGTTGTGGTGTGATGTAAAGTGGAATAATAAGTTCATCGCCTTTTTCTTTAATTTTTTTAGCAAGATTTTCATCTTTAGTAATTAAATATTTATTTTCTGTCATCCATGCAACAGGCTCATTTTTAGTCATGTTATTTCCTCAAAAAAGAATATCTTCGTCTGTTAAGCTAAGTCTTGGCTCTTGCCTTAAATTTGGCCTAGCCTGATATTGAGGTTTAGGGGCAAATTCTTCTTTTGCTTCAAAAACAGATGCCCAACCATTCCAACCACCTTCAATTACTGGGAAACATTCAATATTTATTGATTCACCTTTGTCTGTTTGCACCAAAGTACCAATTTTCAACCAGTAATTTTTGGTTTCACCATTTTTGTCAACGTATGTACGCATTTTTACTTTAATGTCTTTTTTCATTTTAAATTCCTTAATGTGATTACTTTTTGATTAACTTCTTCTAAAAACTCTGTGATTTCTAGCTCTAACATCTTGACGTACTGTGCCTCAAACTCAATACGCTTAACAAATAACTGAAGGTTTTCAGGCATTCTTGGGTCGTAACTGATAAAGTCACACCACTTTCTGCCAGTACAAGCCATTTGCCATTGCATTTGGGGCAAGTATTTGGCAGGTACTTTTTGGCTTACCAAGGTGTCAATGTGTGTTGATGAGTTAGGGCACTTAATTTCTACCAAGCCATCTTCACCCACAAAACCATCAGGGCTTGCACCACTCATGTCAATGGTTGGATGGTCAATAAACCCAACTTCCTTAACAAATGTGCTCATCTTCAGCTCATAAGCGTTTCTAGCGTTTGGCTCTTGGTCTGTACCCCATTGCATAGCAGGGCTTGAAAAAGCCTCTCCTACGCTGTTTGTGAGCCTTTCAAGCACCAATTGGGTTGCATAGTTCTCTCGACTAGCACTTGGGCCTGATTTAGTTTTGGCTATGACGTCAGCAACTCGACTGGCAGTTACCTTACCAAGACGCTGCAAATGCCATGCTTCTGTTCTTTGTTCAATCATTTTTCTCTCGCTTTCATCATTTCATCTGCCAATGTGTATGAATCTAATGCAATAACACTTGCTGGCACATCTTCATAATCAGGACGGCTATTCATTGACTGCATAGCAAGACCAGCAAACCAATCTCTCAAATCCATTCCATAATTGGTACAAGTAGCAACATGACCATCAATAATTTGGTCATAAGTATGTGGAAATGCTTTCATTTGTCATTTTCCATTTCTTTGTAAAGTTCTAATTCCAATATGATTAAACGCATAAGGTCAAATCTATCAAGTTCCATTTGTTCAGCAACACCAACTGTGGTTTCTATTAAGGCTTCCAAAGTTGTCCACATTTCTTGGCCTAGAAACAATTGCATGATTTCTTCATGGAGCTGTTCTTTAGTTTTGTCTTTAATCTTCTTCATTTTCTTCCTCTCTGCATAATTCACATTCAGGATGATCTGGGTCACGACAATCTGGGTATCTTCTTAACGTTTGCTGATAGCGTTTATAAGACAGCTCCTCCATGTACTCAAAATAGTATTCTTCTTTTAAGTCAATCATTCGTAGGCCTTTTTAAGTTCGTCCTTAACTGCTACAACCTTGGCTTCCCAGTCTTTCTCATGGAAACAGGCAGCATGGGCTATTTTGTAACTCGCAACCAAAGCTTCTTTTGTCTCTGTTAACCTCATTTTTTCAATCAAATGGTCAATTTGCTTTGGGTCAACTTGTGACTTAAAAGGCTTTGGAGCACTTGCTTTGTTGCCATCATCGTCTTCAGGAGCTTGACCAGTCGCTGTCATCAAAGAAGCCCGACGAATGTAAGTCAAACATGACATAAATCCTTGAGGATCGTGTTTGTTTGCAGGAAAAAACAAACGTCCACAATTCATTTGTTCACCTGATTCATGCGTAAACACAGTCTCAATGACAATTCCTTCATTGTGTTCATAGGTGTGTTGGCTAAGAAATATGCCGTTATCGTTTAAAGCGTCTATAACCGCTTCAACGCAACTGGCTAGGTCAACGTACTTAGACTTGAAATGAGGATTTAGAGACTGCTTTAATGCAGGCCCAAAAGCCTTTTGTGCTTTAACCAATGCTGATGCTATTTCTTTCATGCTAATTCCCTTCTTAATTCTTTAATTTCTTTTTCTAAAAATTCCATTTCGTCATGCAAGTATTCAATGTCAATGCAAAGGGAAGCAACTTGTGCTTTGTAATACCCAACTTGGAAGTTAAGTTCATCAGCAATTTTGTATTTTTCCAATGCTTCATTGCATGATTTCTGTATGTGCTCAAATCTAGTCATCATGGCCTCCAAAAGAAAAGGTCAAACATTACAACCAAAGCAGCTAAAGCGTAAACAACTGTTAACACTCTTTCTGAACGAGTTAACCTTGGTTTTTCAATAGAGCATCCATACTCCATAGTGTGTGGAAAGGCTTCGTTAATTGTTCTGTGGTATTTCATGGCTTTAAATCTCCTGTTACTGTTAAAGCTAAGTTAATTAAATATGTTGGGTGTGGAATGCCAACCTTAACTTGGTCAAGAATAAGGTTAGCTTGTTGTTTGGTCATTAGTAGTCTTGCCCATTTCTAGCACGTTGAGCACCTAGAAACATAGGATTAAAAGGTGCGTTGTGTTTCCAAGGATTTGAAGTTGTATTTTCTTTGGTCGTAAACATGATGAAAGGTCTATTAACCTTTAATAAGTCACGAGCAAAATCTAATGCTTGTTGAACAGTTGCAAACTCATAATGTTGCAATGTGTCTTGTGTATCTATGATGTATTGTTTTTTCATTTCACAGTCCTTTAAAAAATATCCGCTTGCTTTATGCTTCGGCATGACTGAATGTTAACCTAGTTTAACTGTATATGTCTAAGTATTTTCCCTAGTGTTGTATTTAGTTAACTTAATTGTTGTAAATCTGCATTACCAGTATAATTTAAGCATGATTACCAAAAAAGAAGCTATACAGTTTGCAGGATCAGTTACAGAACTAGCCAAGATATTGGGTATTTCTAAAGCTGCTATTTCTCAATGGGGTGAAATTCCACCACAGGCAAGAATTTGGCAAATGCAATCTTTACATCCTGAATGGTTTCTTTTTAGATAATCTGTGTATAATTGTTTTCATCTGGAGTGGCATCTGGATGATTGAGGTCAATTGTGAAACCCCATAGTTTTCTGTGTGGTCTTGTCGTACAGCATGACGAGTCTTTTGATTGACCTCAATCGTCTAGTTGTTGCTCTCGCCAAGAGCCAAGACCACAGAGTGAATTATGGGGTTTTTGCTTTTGGACAATCTAAATGCGGTACGTCGGTGGTTTGGATTGAGACACCCTGAAACACGAGCAAACCAAATCAGGGAACGTGGGCGAATTGCTAGAGCGTGGTGGTTTTAAATAGTCTGGCATAGTGCGATGCGATGACATGGCTCCGAAGGGAAAGTCTCGAAAGCATAGAGCGAAACTGATGTTTTGACACGGTTAGGCTATGCTTTGCTCAAACAATCACCAAAGGGAAACATTATGAAGATAACAAATAAAGAGAAGTTATTAAGTAAGAGTTTTAAACATAAAGTAAATGAAGAATATAAACATAAATCAAGTAATGAAATATCTGAATTACTTAAAGTAAATAAAGATTTTTTATCAACTGAAGAATGGTTTATTCTTAAAGCACAAACAATAGCTAAATATGGTTGTACTTGCATGAGGTGTAAAAGAAAAATACTTAATTGGACTTCAATCAATGTTGACCATATTAAGCCAAGAAAGTTTTACCCACATTTATCTAATGACCCTGAAAACTTACAAATACTTTGTGGTAATTGCAATAAGTTAAAAGGTAATTCGCATGACATTGATTACAGAAATGAACAACCAAATAATCATTGAACATTATGCCAAATTAGCCATCAAACCTGCATGACTTGACTATGTTCGTCAACAAGTTAAGCTAATGGAACAAGAACCTGCTTTTCATGGAATAAGCAAACTTATTGCCCAAAGAATTAAGGAACTCAATGCTGATCGTCATGTTTAAAGTCGATGGCCTACCCAAAGGCAAAGGCAGACCAAGGTTTGCTAGAAGGGGAAACTTTGTCTCTACCTACACCCCAAAGTCAACGCTTGAGTATGAAGATTTCATTGTTGACCAAGCTAAACGTGCGATGGGTGCATCAGAACCCTTTAAAACCGATTTAGAGGCATTTATTTACATTTCCATGCCTGTGCCTAAGTCGTATCCTAAAAAGCGCAGAGAGGCCTGTTTAATTGGCTCTGAGAGGCCTTCTAAGAAGCCAGACATAGATAACATCATTAAAGCATATTTGGATGCCATGAATGGGATTGTTTACGATGATGACACGCAAATTGTTGATTTACACGCAACCAAAGTTTATGGTGAACCTTATGTAGAAATAATGATTAGGGAGGCAGAATGACTTTGTTAACCTTTGTGATTACCATGATTTCTTTAATTTGTGCCTTAGTTGGTGCAGGTTTAGTAATGTCTTGTTTTTTACTTGTCTATTGGATGATGACAAATGACTCCTGAACAAAACGCTGAATTTATCTACAATAATGCCTCTCTTTATGCCCAAGCCAAAGCTGCTAGGGTTAAGGTTGAGTTGGAGTTGAAAGCAACCAAAGCATTCTTGATGACAGAAGCCCTCAGAAACGGCTTTAAACAGGCTGTAGCTCAAGAACGTGAGGCATTGAGTAGTGAAGCCTATGGAAAGCTAATCTATGCGTTAGCAAAGGCCGTAGAAGTCGAGGAAACGCTTAAACTACAACTCCAATCTGCTGACCTATCCATTCAAATTTGGCGAACAAGAGAAGCCTCAGAACGTCTAGCCATCAGGAGTCACGAATGAAATGCCCAGTTTGCGATGCCAAAACAAGAACAATTGAGTCTAGATTCAATGACAACAACACCAGAAGAAGAAGATATGAATGCCAAAACAGACACAGATTCACCACCCTTGAGGGCATTTCCGAAGAATCAATATGTGAGGAACAAGAACCTTCTCCAGCTAGTATCTACCCTAAATTGTCAGCATTGTGGTTTCCATCTAGCCCAAGCAGCACACAGTAACTGGCATGGGGGCAAGGGCAGAGGAATTAAAGCTAGTGATAACTATATAGCTGCACTATGCCAATCATGCCACCATGAAATAGATCAAGGGCATCAGTTGACCAAGGAAGAACGCATAGAAGCATGGTATGAAGCCCATATCAAGACACTTCACTTGCTGTGCGTTAGCGATCAATGGCCTCCAAACGTGCCATTGACTGACCTTTATTTAGCCTTTACGCAGGGCAGGAATACCTGCTGAAGGCTGACTCATGCCAGCATTGTGGCTATGGCTTGGGTGAGCTTGAGAAATGTCTGTTTTCTCATGTTTTTTAAGCTCTTTCTCAATATTCATAACGT